CAATATATTTTAGATTTTATTGATCAAATGAATAAAGTATTTAAATTTGGTGATGATTGGGGTATGTATATTCCTGAGGTAAAGTATCTATCACCTGAACCACTAGTTAACTACCATAACTTATCATTAAATCAGTTTCCAAATGTACACTTTGTAGGTGATGCTTTATCAGCTCGTGGTATTACAGTATCAGGTGCACATGGCATTTATGTTGCTGAAAAACTAATTCAACATAAACATCTTGTAGAACTAACACAATCAGAACAATATTAAAATAAAAAACATGACAAAACGACTTAAAACAGAAGACGGAAGCATAGTATACTATTCAGAAGGTAAAATGCACAATTTTGATGGCCCTGCCTATATCCCACAAGGCAATAAACGTGCTGCTGAATATTATTTATTTGGAATTAAATACACTAAAGTACAATGGGAAGAATTTAAGAAAGATGCTAATGGACTTCCATTTTACAAAACAGCTGTTGGTAAAGCATCAGGTGCTAGAGTTTAAGCAGAATAAAGGTTATATATTTGTGTTATGAAGTTTGAGCGCAAATATGAAGATGATGATACTATTGAAACGTGGACGTTTGATTTAAGTAAATTTAAACAAGGTCCAATTGAGGTAGATATTAAGTATAAGGCTGGTGCTGAAAAACGTATTAAGCAACGTGCTAAAGAGGCTAAGCAAGAAAAGAAAATAGCACGTCAAATGAATAAAATAAATAATAAAAATAAATGAAAATAGGATTAGTTGGTACAATGAGTGTAGGTAAAACTACATTAGCTAAAGCATTAGGTGAAACTGATCGTTTTAAAGATCATAGTGTGCAAACAGAACGCAGTAAATACTTGCGCGATTTAGGTATTCCACTTAATACTGATTCAACATTAAAAGGTCAATTTGTATTTTTAGCTGAGCGTGCTAGTGAATTATTTCATGATAATATTATTACAGATCGTACAATTTGGGACGTAGCTGCATTTACTTTATCAGCAAAATCAATAAAAGATTGGGAAAAGCGCGATTTTGTATCAGCAGCTATGCATCTTCGTGAACAATATGATGTGGTTATTTATGTATCTCCTGATGGAGTTAATGTAGAAGATAATGGGATTCGTGAAACTGATGTAGAATATCGTAAAAAAATTGATATTGTTATTAAAATGTTGCTAGAGGAATACAAACCTACTAAATTAATTACTGTTAGTGGTACTACTGAGCAACGTATTGCTACAATTTTACAAAATATTTAATATTTATATGCACAACACCAACGAAATGAAAAGATCCGAATTAAAAGAAATGATCCGTACCGCTATTGCGGAAGCTATAAATGAAGATGCAGCCGCTGACAAAGCAGCTCAACAAGCTAAAAAAGCAGCAATTGATAAAGAAATTGTAGCATTACAAAAAACTAAAGCTGAATTAGATAAAGAAACTTCTCCATTAGCTGAAGAAAATATTGATGAATTAGCTAACGTAGCTGTACGCTACGAGCTAGCACCTGATGCAGCTGCCGCTGATTTTACAGGTAAAAAAGCTAGAATTGTTGCCGCTATGCAAGCTACAGAAGAACCAATGTCAAAAATGGATGTAGCTGGTGCTTTAGGATATGATAAACAAAATCCAATTAATGCTGATTTTATGGCATTAGTAGCTGATGGTACAATTGTACCTTCAGGTACTCAAGCAGCCCCTCGTTTAAATCGTCCTGCAGCTACTGAACCAGAAGCTGGTGAAGAAGAAACAGGCGATGAAGATATTGTTGCTAGAGATTTAAGTGATGAAGAAATTGAAGCATCATTTGCTAAAGCAAAAAGAGCAGGTGAGGAAGAGCCTGAAGCAGGTGAAATTGAAAAAGCAGATGTAAGTGCTGCATCAATGTCAGATGCAGATTACGATGCTTTTATGAAATATACTGATTTAGAAGGTCGTTTAGCTAAAGTTAAAAGTGATATTTTAAAAACTAAACGTACAAGAGGTGTTGCTGGTGATATTGCTGATCAACCATCAAGTGATTTAGAAAATTTACGTGGATTGAAAGCTAGAATACAAGCTAAAATGGATGATTTATTAGCTGGATCTGAATATTTACAAAAACGCCAATCAAAAATTACAGGCAAACCAATTAGTAAACCAGAACCAGAGGAAACTGAAGAAGAACCATTAGACGAATGGACTAAAGGTAGAATGCAGTATTACGCTGGTATTAAAAAATAAAATATGAAAAAATTTGTTTTAGCTATTGTTGCAGCTGTTACATTATTTAGTTGTAAACCAAAAACAGAAGACATTAGTAAAGCAGTAAAGATTCATGAAGGATCTTTTGCTTTTTGTGGTGCCTCTGGAGCAACACCAACAGGAAAAAAGATTATTGTTCAAGGAGTAGAATATAATGAAGGATGTGCTATATGCCCTGTATTAACAGGACCATCTATTTCTAACTTAGCAATGGAAGGTGTAAGTGGTACTTTTGGGGAATTTAATGTAAGTAAAAATTTTCAAACTCCTGATGGCACTAACAACACAGTATGGTCTTTATTTTGGTATTATGATTCAACAACTTTAGTACCTCAATTTAACCCATCTACTAATGAGTGGGAATTATTACCACCTATTAATCGTGCCTTTATTATCAATCTTGATTCCGCTAACACAAGCGAAAGTAATATGTTTGCAATGCCTGGTGTTATATTTGATACAACATCTACTGGTATTGTATTAGCAAAAGTATATGGCCCACTTAATGAGGCAGCAGTACCATTACGCAAAGCTATTCCAGTTGAATCAGGAATGAAATCCATAACTGCAGCTAAAGAAGGTTTCCCTTACCCTGTAGGGACACCAGTTCCTATTAGTGATTTAAGTAAGGAATTACAGAAAAAAAATAAATAATAAAATATGAGTCAAGTTAAAGAATTTGCTAGAGAAAATAGGAAAACAGTATGGTTAGCTTTATTGTTGCTTTTAGGATTTTTTATCTATGGTAACTTTACTAACAATTATCATAAAAAAGAAATTAAAGCATTAGAGACAGAAATTGCTGTTGTACAAGATCAATTTGAAGAAGCATTTAACGAAAAAGAGCGTTTTAGAGATTCATCTATCGCTTATGAGCTATTAGCTGAACAAGCTGGAGATGAGGCTGATGCTTTTAAAGCTAAAGCCGCTAAAGAACGTAAAGCAAAAGAAGAAGCATTAGCTGCTCTTCGCAACTTACCTAAAGATGTAATTGATACCTTCTTCATTAATCGCTATGTTAATGTAACTAAATCAGACATTGGTTTAGAAATTGACAAAAATGTAGGTAACGAAATTATAGTTGAATTAGTTGAAAAAGATCATTTAGTAGGTGAATTAGCTACCGCTGAAAATTTAAGCAATACATTAGGTGTTCAAGTAAAATCATTAGAAAGTTCACTTATGTTTTCTAAAGCAGCATTATCACAAGCCGATTCAGCAATTGCTTTTAGAACAAAACAATTTGAATTATCACAACAAGTAAGTGATTTACTTAAAAAAGATTTAAAAACCGCTAAAAATAAAGCCTTTTGGAATAAATTCAAAGGCGCTGGTGTAGGTGTTGCCGCTGGTGTAATGGTTGGTTTATTAGTTAAATAATTTCCCCTTGCATACCCATGACTAGCCCGTCCGTTAAGGACGGGCTTTTTTGTATATTTATATATATGAGTCAACAAGCCCAAATTAAAGAAATAATCAAGGCTGAGTACATTAAGTGCGCTACAGATCCTGTGCATTTCTTTAGAAAATATTGTTATATCCAACATCCGCTTAAAGGAAGAATATTATTCCATTTATACCCTTTTCAGGAAGATGTGTTAAGTGATTTTAGAAACAATCGTTTTTGTATTATTAACAAGTCACGTCAGTTAGGTATCTCTACTTTAGTAGCTGGCTTCTCTTTATGGACAATGTTGTTTCAAAAAGATAAAACTGTATTGTGTATAGCCACTAAACAAGAAACTGCTCGTGGAATGGTTGAAAAGGTACAGTTTATGTTTGATAACTTACCTGCTTGGTTAAAAGGTAACCAAAAACCTTTAGCTAATAATAAATTATCGTTCCAGCTAGCTAATAACTCTAGAATAGTAGCTACATCAGCTGCCTCAGATGCAGGTCGATCTTACTCAGTATCATTATTGTTAGTAGATGAGGCTGCCTTTATTGAGGGTATTGATAAAATTTATACAAGTATTAAACCAACCATTGCAACGGGAGGTGGAATTATTGCATTATCCTCTCCAAATGGTATTGGTAATTGGTTTCATAAAACATATACTGAAGCTGAAATTGGCAAAAACGATTTTAAAGCAATTCGATTACCTTGGAATTTACATCCTGATAGAAACGAGCAGTGGGAACAAACCGAAAGAGCAAATATGTCACCACGTGAATTTGCTCAAGAATATGATTGTGACTTTTTAGGATCAGGTAATTCAGTTGTTGAACCCGACTTATTATCATTTTATGAACAAACGTACATCCAGGAACCTATCGAACGCCGCTTTATGGGTGGCGACTTTTGGATATTTCAGTATCCTGACTATACTAAGTCTTATGTTGTTAGTGCTGACGTTGCTCGCGGTGATGGTTCAGACTACTCTGCGTTTCACGTTATTGATGTTACAACGTGCGAACAAGTGGCTGAATATAAATCGCAAATCGACACTAGAACCTTTGGCAATATGCTTGTTTCTGTTGCTACTGAGTACAATAATGCTTTACTTGTGGTTGAAAACGCAAACGTGGGTTGGGATGTAGTTAATACTATAATTGAAAAACAATATCCCAAATTATATTATTCACCTCGTGCATATGGTGAAATGCAAATGGATAAATGGATGGCTAAAATGGAATCTGATCAAACAGTTCCTGGTTTTACTACATCAACTAAAACAAGACCTCTTGTTATCTCAAAAATGGAGTCGTACATTCGAGAGAAGGCCTTTGTATTTCACTCTAAGCGTTTATTAGAAGAATTACGTGTGTTTATTTGGCAAAACGGTAAAGCACAAGCGCAAGTGGGATATAATGATGATTTAGTAATGGCATTAGGTATTGGGTTGTTTACTAGAGACACAGCAATGCGTTTCTATGAACAAGGAATGGATTTAAATAGAGCAATGATATCTAACATAACTAAAACAGGACATAGTAACGCTCCTACCTTACCTAGTGGTGTTCGAAACCCTTATATGATGAACGACGGGCGTGGTGGGTTTGAAGATGTGTCATGGATATTAGGGTAATAAATATTTATTGGTATAATTAAAACAAGATAATGGCAGATCAAAAACCAGGTTTGTTTACTAGGCTAACGCGTCTATTCTCAACCGATGTTATCATCCGCAATGTGGGTGGTAATCAATTAAAGGTAGTAGACGTAGACAATATGCAAGCCTATGGTAACGTAAAAACAAACGCCCTCATAGATAGATTCACTAAACTTCATCGTTATGGCGCTAATATGCCATATAACCCAACGATGAATTACCAAACACTTCGTATTCAGTTGTATACTGATTATGAGGCAATGGATACAGAATCAATTATATCATCAGCACTTGATATTATCGCTGATGAATCTACTTTAAAAAATGAATCGGCAGAGGTATTACAAATTAGAAGTGCTGACGAGAATATTCAACGCATCCTTTATAATTTATTTTATGATGTTTTAAACATTGAATTTAACTTATGGATGTGGATTAGAAATATGTGTAAAT